GAATATCAAAGATGGGACTAATGAAGATTGGTTAGATCTGTGGAGAAGGCAAACTCTTTCATCTGTAGAAATACACTAATGCTTGGTTGTTGCACGGTAGGTCAAAGAAACGTGATTACCGTCCCGTTTTCTTTGACACCCTTGAAAAGATGCGTGATGGTTGCATCTTATCCTAGACCTCATTTGCTATCACAAAATCCTTGATTATTTTAATTTGTGACTGCTGCTGTAACGATGCGTGCGGCGTAAAACATTTAACATCAAAGGTTTAGAAACCATCTTTTTTATATTTACCGACTAGTGTGTTATAATAAGAACACCTAAAAAAGGCATTAGATTATGAACATTACTACTGGAGAGCAATTACAGCATATTCGGTTGCAACATAATGTGACGCAGCGTGATATGGCAGAATGGCTCGGATACAGCGTCAACGGGAAACCAAACCCAAGCATGATAGCAAGATTAGAAAACGGCTATGCAAAAATTAACCCTAGAGTGTCTAAACTTTTGACTTTATATTTCTCTAACATGCACGAAACTCAATCTTAATCTTTTTCTTCAAACCCGTACTTAATATTTAGCCCCGCTAAAGTGCAAAGCCTGTTTTTTTCGTCTAACCCTTTGTCGGTAATCTTTGGCATAACTTCAGAGCCGTCTACATAGCCATCTGTTATAACTTCTGTTAGAGCTTCTCTCGGCACTTCATCACGAAACATCACGCTCAAAAGCGCACCTAATCTTTTGTTTTGTTTTTTGCTAAGACTCATTAAATGTTGTGCCATTCCTTACCTTGGAACAAAAGAGACTCAGCCTCTCTGCGCCTAACCAAGCCATCTAGAACTTTGCCAGCAGCTTTATTCCAACGTCTAATTTCAGTGGGGACTTCTTTATATTTATGGTCATTAAGTTTTTTTAGTAGCGTGCTGCTGCGAAGATTGCCGGAGCCAAGATTAAAAGTCCATGACACTAGAGCATCAAATTCGTTCTGCTTCATCGGCACTGATACATAATCTAACACGTATCCCTCAAACTCTTGCAAGTCGTAAGTCAATAAATCTTCTGCCTCAAACTGGCTAATAACATCGCCTTCTGACACTTCTTTTGTGTGACCGTATCCTATAGTCCAGACACCAGCCGCGCATTGATAGGCTTCTAACTTGCAACCCTCAAACTTTTTTATAAGGCTTGCACCCTCTTCAGACGTTACCATCAAATGTCGCCCCACACTTTAACCTTAGTGCCGCCCCAGTATTCAACAGCAAGACCAGCATCTATTAGCTTTTGATTGATAGAGTTGCCATCGTGATCCCAGAGTACGCCTAATATCCGGCCATACTTTCCACGACCTTGCGACTCAAGGACAAACCCATCAGCGGTTAACTCTTGCAGCAACGCTTTTGCCTCAAGACCTAACTTTTTTTCTGATAAGTTTCTAGTCCTAGATTCTGGAGTGTCAATGCCTACAAGCCTAACTCTTTGTTTTGTAAGAACAATTTTATATCCTAGGTCTATATTTACATCTACCGTGTCACCGTCCACAACTCTATCTAAGGTGCATTTATACACAAATGGGGTAGCCATCTAAGTCTCCTTGTAGGCGTTATAAGCGCCCCAGATACACAATCCAATAAAAACCAACTGTATGGTATCCATTAGTCTTTAGGCGGCAGCATTTTTGCCTTGCCGACATTGAGCGCCATAACCTCAATAATCTTATACAACTTGCCTAATAGTACGTCATCTTTAGGCGTTGGTGTTACTGATGCGATAAATGAAGCGGCACAGACCACTCCTGTAACCACACCAACCAATTCAATTATAAAGTCCATCATTACTCTTGCTCCTTAGGTTTATCGTAGTCTCGGTAAAACTTAACTATTCCTAAAATGTTAGATGTGTATCGCCGAATCTCGCCCATGTTTAAAGACAAATTTTCGTACTGCTTGGTTGTCAAAGTATAAAAAGGCTTGGCTGGCGCGTTATTACTATCTACTTCAGCTATGTACTCTTTCATTGTCGTTGGAGTCATGACCTCAAATTCAATGTCGGTAAGCTGCATCTCCATCGGTAATGGCGGGTGATACATTGGCGGTCTTTCTGCAATAGTCTTTACATCTACCCGCTTCGTATCAGGCATAAAACTACAGCCGCCAAGCAGTATTAGACTAACCCCGAACGCCAGCTTTCGCATCTGGAACCTCTATTTTTTTAGCTTCTGGCTCTTTGGTTTCTTCTTTGGTTGGCTCTGGTTTTGCGTCAAACTGGTTAGGATCGGTAAGCTCTATCAGTGCTAGCTTAACTTTCATTGTCCCATTGTTGACTCTTTTCTGTATCAACTGCGGTTTAGCTAAGGCTAAACTGTTCATGTCATGCCTAGCAAACTTGTTACGAAGATCGTTAAACTCTCGCATCGCATTATTTTTTTCAGCCTCAAGACTGTTTAGCTGCATGTTGATCTGCGCTTGTTTCTCTAGGTGCCGCTCTATGCTTTCGTTTTGCTCGGCGACTTTTGACTCAAGAACCATTTGATTGCCTTGCGCAATAACAAGGTCTGCTTTTAGCAGTTTAATATACAGTGCGCTACCGCCAATGCTGGCAATAAGCAAAAAACCCAGTATGAGCGAGAGCTTAAATCCCATGAAGAACCCCTGTTTTCCTACAAACTATCACTTTTTTAACTTTCTGACCATCTTTTTTGCGCCCTGCGGTGCTATGAAACTACTTTGGCTGGGGCTGAGTTGGTGAAATGCGTTGATATGTGGCGCATATATAGATACTTCTTGTTCTTTACCCTTCACGTTGACACCTGCTAGATACTCACAGGCAATAGAATCTTTAACTAAATCGTGTGTAAATTCCGATAGTATAATGGGCGTGTCAAAGTCCCTCGTTTGTACTTCTAGCCTTGCTGCCAGATTTACCGCATCGCCGACCACGCTATAATCAAACCTACTTTCTGATCCCATATTGCCAACGATGCAAGTTCCAGTATTAATACCTGTACCTATAACGACTGGCGGCAGCTGTACGCCACTTTCTTTAAGCTCGCGGTTAAGATGCTCAGTCATTAGCTCTATCTCCATAGCTGATTGCACAGCTAGCGCTGCATGGTTTTCGCATGGTAGCGGAGCGTTCCAGAATGCCATGACACAATCGCCCATGTATTTATCTATCGTGCCGCCGTTCTTAAGTATAATCTTAGTCATCTTATCTAGGAATAAGTTGATCAACTCTACTAATCCCTCTGGGTCATCTTTTCTCATGTACGCTTCGCTGATGGGAGTAAATCCTACTATGTCGGCAAACAGAAATGTCATGTCACGCCTATCGCCACCGAGCTTCATCAAACTAGGATCTTTAACCAGCATATCTACCATGTCTGGACTTAGATATGTTCCAAATTGCCCTTTGATTTGCTGGCGTAGTTTGAACTGTTCGCGAAACCGTAGATAGAAGGCTAACGCTCCTGATATAAATTGAGCTATCAAAGGCCACGTTGCATCTATAAGAATGCCGTAATCTTTAACCAGCAGCACGCCTGTAACGCCCGTAGCTATCATTACTCCGAAAGCTAGCACAATGCCAAGCGTTAAACCGCAGAGGCTTATAGCAAGCCAAACAAGAAAAACAGTCAAGACTATAACTAGGCACTCTACGGCCAGTGCATAATCTGGGATATACGGGCTGTTCTCTACTAGCAAAGATTCGGCTAGCGCTGCTTGGATATAGTGCGGTTCTAGTAATCCAATAGGCGTTGCTAATTGTGGCATGACTCCAGCAGCCGTGACACCAACAAAAACAAAACGGCCTTCTACGTCCATCTGGTCTAACGATGTTTCACGTGAAACAATCCACGAAACCCATTTGCGTCCTAGAGAATCAACTTTGATAGGCGGCAAGCCTTGAACTATCACTTCTTGCAACCCATTTTCGTTAGTCTTGATAATATAAGTGTCTGATTCTGCTAATACTTTTAGAACTTGGGTTGCGTAGGCTGGCAGCCAACCATCTGGCGTGCGATATAGCAGTGGTAAGCGCCTCACTAGATTGTCTATATCTACTGGTGCGGTTGCAATGCCTTGTGTCGTGTGTGGCGTAGCGGCTAGCTCTGGTATGCTCTGCAATGTTCCTCTAGCTAAGTACCCGCCAACATCGTCGCCAATAATTACCGTCCCTGTAGGCGGTGGATAATCTGCGTTATCGTACTCAAATAACGGCAATACTGTTCTGCTGTAACTCATAGCACCTGCAAAGTCAGCATCGCCACCTGTTCTGTCAGAATGGGGAAAGCCGATAACCCAGCCTACGCCGATTGCGCCTTGAGCAATGAGTTTGTTTTGTATCTCTGCCAGCCTTGCTCTTGGTAACGGATAGCCACCTTCTTTATCTACATCTGCTTCGGTGATATTGAGGATTGCAAAATAGCCTGATTCATCTGGAGTCTCTACCAAATAGTCAAACGTCTTGAGCTTTAAAGTTTCGGGGAACTGCGCCTCAAAAACCTTGGCAGACAAAAGACTCAGCAGCATTAAAACTAAAGCCAGATATTTCATCTGACTAGTTTACATCATTGCTTACTGATCAATAAAGCGTGCTTCAGAACTCGCGCTCTTTCTCTCTCG